ATCTTACCCCGCTCCATTAGATTGAGAAGATTATTATATAAATCCTCTTTAAGAAGTCGCTTCTTTCTTCCGTCCGGGTCTATGCTTCTGCTTGCGTTATCAATAGATACTACCTTTCTCTTGGTTTGTTTATCCATAAGTAGCGGGTCAAATACACCGACACCCATTCCGCCGGAATCAATATATATCTTTTTGTAATTATAAATACTATCAAAGTCTTTAATCTTCTTTACGGTCTCTGTTAGATATTGACTATCTGAAATATCTTTATAGACTTCTTCCAATCGGCTTTTTTTAATCCTTCTTAGTGTATATATGACAGTTTCATCTCCGCCCTGTCTGGCTACGTCTACCCCTGCGAAATTATCTCCATACGCATTAGAGGGGTAAGCTAAGTCCATACACCGCTTTATTAACTCTGTAGGGAAGAATTGCATTAATTCGTCAACGAATTCCCCTAAATACTCTTGCGCATACTGTATTTTAGTCATACGCCGCTTTTCTCCTTCTAAGAAGTCAAAATCCGCTCTTGGGCAATCTTCGCTGCTTATATGGAAGGAAGTAAACTTAGGATTTTCAAAACACTCATAATAATAGCCTTCTTTCCCGTGTGGGGTAGAGAGGAGAATAGTATTCCCTCTTGTTACCGCCAACATAGGGGTTACTGCTGTCCAAACCTCTTCCGGAATAAAGGCGGCTTCGTCAGCAATCAATAGGTCAACAGTATACCCTCTTATACCGACACCGGATAATCCTGTCGGGAGACAATAAATCATAGACCCATTATTTAATCTTATTTTACTCTTTGTGGGTCTATCCTTCCCCTTTTTGATGTAGGTCTTATACTTACCCTCAATATAGCTTAAAACCTTCTCAAATAAGAGATATGCCTGTCTCTCGGTGCTTGCTATAACTAATACTACTTTATTCTTATTTTTTACTGCATATTCCCCGGCTTTTACGGATATAACTGTGCTTTTCCCGACTTGTCTGCCACTCCTTAGGCATATATTCCCTTCGGTTGCTAATACTTCCTCTTGCCAATCGTCTAATTTCATTTCTTTATGACTTCTCTAATGAAAAACAAAACAATTGTTAATATCATAAACCAAACAACTGTTGTGCAACTCATTTTTCCATTTCCGCCAATTTTTGAGATGTTTCTTCTAATTTCTGTCGCATTATATCTAATTTACGGGTTATGTTTAAATCACTATTATATTCTTTTACCCCTTTCTCTGCTAATAATAACCCTATTCCTACTCTCACGGCTTCTGTGAAGGATATTCTGTGTTCGTCTGCTAAATTCCAAAATTCCGGACTAATCCTTACTGAAGTTGTAAACATTGGTGCTCCTTTTTTTCTTCCCATTTTTATAATATTTAATAATTTGTTATAATTTATAATGTTATGTATACTAAAATAGTATAATAAATAGATATAAATTTCTCTACTCTCTCTCTCTCTCTACCCTAACATTAATTATTATATTTATTTTAAGAATAAGTCTGGAGTCCTGGACATATATAAAAACAGAACCCAACAATAATCGCAAACAAATGAATAAACAGTCCCCCCCCTGGGGGGGGTTGGGGGGGGGAAGAATAGGCTTGGGCTGGCCACGGGGTATCCTTGGGCGAGTGTGTAAGGGTGAGGTTCTTGTGTCCGGGACGGACCCTCACCCCCTCGCATAAATAGGGGGGAGCGCGAGGGGGGAACGCCCTCGCTAACACTACAACTCCAACACCTTAAAGTTTAGGCACTATGTTTGCGTATGGAACTACACCATCACCCCCAACACCAAACACCCACCCGCCAACTCGTAAGTTTGACCGGTGCGTAAAAGAACAATGTTCTTTTAAGGTGTCCCCATATATTTAAAGCTTGCGCTACGTGGTCACCTTTGGAGTTGGGGGCATTAAACTCTTTTACTCTCTGTGGTGTATCTTATTGCACCCTTTACACCGATAAGTCTTAAAGGTGACATACTCAAATCTAAACCACGTTCCCGTCTTGGGGTCAATACAACACGTCATTTAAATCCCCTCATTTAAAGGGATACAATACTCATTTATTACCTCTTGTAGTTGCTTTAATTCATCTCCCCATATATCTATATACCTATACTCTTTTGGTTCGTCTGTGTATATGTGCAATCTATGAATAACTTGCAAACCTATTTTAACTTCTTCTATTTTAAATTTCATCATTCTCTACCTCATACTCTTCAAACATACCCTTTACATAAGAAGAGAAAAAGAAAAAAGGGGTCATTTTAACCCCCCCCTTTTATACCTCAACACCAAACGCATTAAATGAACGATTAAATCAAGCTGTTGCTCCATTATATCTTTAATTACGTCTGGCGTATCTTTGTATTCTTGTGTTCCTTTTTGTTTGGTATGCAATGCCTTTAACTTATTTAATTTCTCTTGTGTTACAGGCATTTTAAACCCCCATTTCCGCATATTTCTCTTGCTGTAGCTCTTGGAGTGTCGGCACCTCTATTAATGTGGAGTGGTCTTTATGTGCCTGCTCTACCTCTTGGGCTGTCTCTATCGCTATTTCTTTATTTATCTCTTTGGTTAAGTCGTTACTTAATGGGGCTTCAAATGTTCGCTGTCCCTTTACTAAGCCGTTGATGAACTTACTTTTATTTTTAAAGTAAGCTGTCCCTTCTGGCGTGGTGAAGGTGATACTATTACCCCTCACCAATACCTTTAATACGTCCTCACTTGCCATTTTATTATACCCCCTCTTTATCTTCTTTCACAAATAAATAAACTTTTCTTTCTTTGCCTGTGGTGTGTGGTTCTGTTCTCCATTCTGCCGTTTTGTTTAACCAACCGCTTAAACGATAGCCAAACTTATCAGTTAAGGTGTTTTTAGACGCCAAATTAACCCAATAATCCATTATTGCGCCATTCTCTGCAACTACTACAGATAGAACAACTTTGGCGGTTGTGTTTTGTGTCTTTTCATCTTTCCAATTTACAATATTAGTGCTTAATATCGTAAAGTGTTTATCCTCAAACTTTTCAACCATTTCCCCGGATACCCTTAAACCCGGCACAATGTCGCTTTTATCTATCTCCGGTTGTGTTGTTTCTGTTTTGATGTCCTCTTCTTTATACGCTTTTTCTAAATCTACCATTTTTTATATCTCCTGTCTTTGCCTTTGCTCGTCGGCTCTTGGCTATGACTATGTTTATATAGTATTTATTATTATATATCTTTATATAGCTTTCCATTTTTTAGGCACTCGTGCCAATAACTTTTAAGCAGAACCTACAAACTACGGGAATAAAACCTTTAAGAATTAATTAAAACCATTGAGAACCCAGCGCTTACGCAGTTAATGTTTTTTTATATATCGGGGGGTTTCAAAAGGGGTGTCCCCTTTTGCTATAAATCGTCGGTAGACATATACTATTATAACATATTTATAACCTGATTAAATCTATTCCATTTTACATACATTACTTCTCCATATTCTGGGTAATTAGCCTTAGAACTACAATTATTTATTGTTATTAATGTATTTTGATTAGTTCCCGCAACACTTGAACAACTCCACGTATGCCCAATATGGTTACCGTCCGATAATCCCCTACCAAATCCAAATAAGGCAGTATCTGAAAAACTTGCTTGTTGTGCAGTAACTGTATGATAATGTGCTATTTGTGTGTGGGTATGTGTTACTGCGGTATGGTCGTGTAAATCTAAACCCCCCGTGTCGCCTATTTCTCCTTCTGTTTCTGTTACCATTAAAAATTTTGTTCGCATACCTGTTATTTCTGTCCAATCTTTTGGGATATTTGCCCTTAATCCCGTATATAATCCTATCATACCGTCAAAATAACTTTCTCCGCCGGTATCATTTTGGATTACTAATAATTTATAATATGGTGGTGTCCCGTCCTCTGTTCCACTTAATGTGGCAGTTGTGGCACTATTGACGGCGGTATTACTATCTAAACTTACCTGGTGAGTGTGGAATTTAGCATTAGAATATCTCCCTGTTCCCGCCCCTATTGTGCTTCCGCTTGCTGTTCCACTTGTAAATGTTGCGTGAGAGTGTGCATTTTGGGTATGGTTATGGCTTGCTGTTGTGTGAGTATGTGTATTTAAACTTCCCGCTTGGTTTGAACTATCCAATCCCGTGCCTGCCCCCTTTAGGAATTTATCATCTAAAATTTTTGTCCAATTTGTTGGGGGTGTATCATCATAAAAAACGCTGGCGTCATTTGGAACTGCATTTGTCCCATTTGATTTAATAAATATAATATCTCTCCGTGTTAATTCATTACTTGCAGTATTTACTGTTACCGTTGCAGTTTGATTTGTTGGCGTTGCCGTTGAACTATCTTTTGCATTTTGTGTGTGTGTTGCTGTGGAATATTTTTTAGTTCCAATTCTTGTTGCTGTTGCTTCTGAAGAAGCACCCCCGCTTACACTATGGGTATGACTATCTTGTGTATGGTTATGTGCTGGAGAAGTATGTGTATGTGTAGAATTCCCGCCTGTTCCGTCGGGGTCTACTCCTGTGTCTACTCCGTATAAATATTTCCCGTCAAAATCTGTGTTTCTTGTAAATCCTGCGGGTATTGTGGCGTTAGTTCCGTTCCATAATATAGTAATAGTATTGGGGATAATCATTTGTATTGAATATGAACGTGCATTTGATTTATTGCAGTATTTGGTTGGTTATCAAATTGTAAATATATTGCTTTTCCACTTGCTACACTACTATCTAATGTATTATTACTTTTCCCGCTTGTAGTATCAAATGCTTGTATGACTGTTGCATTTCCTAATGCTTGGAAATCATCTGCATATTTTAAATCCCCTGCTACTTCTTGGGTGCTAATATCTAATTCTATTTGGATATTGGTAATAATTAAATCTACTTTAGCCCACATTATAAAAATTTGAGTATCATTATCATAAGTTCCACTTGGGTTTATTATTGTAAAATCAATATGCTTTGTATTATATTTAAACTCCGGGTGGTCTGTTATCCCTGAATGATTAGGAATAAACATATTTGTAGCTACAGGTGTTTTAATCTGTGGTCTGGGCTTCAGACTTTTAATTAGTTTCTTTTCTTTAGAGACCAACCTTTTTTCTCCGTGCAACTATTGAACCTTCTTCTGGTATTAAATTTAAAACGTCTGGGTCTGGGTATTCGTAACTTGTGCGGAGTTCCTTCTCGCCTTTAGTATTTGCCATAAAGAAATAAAGAAAAAGAAATATAAAAATGTTTGGTTTATGCTTCTCTTTCTACTTTGAAAATCCAAAAGCTTTGGTCTCTACCTGCTAAAGTTACTGCGTGGATTGTATCTGTTACCGCTGCTAGGTTCTCAGCATCTACTGCAGTCTTGGCGGCGGTATGACTACTCCCCTTATAGATAGTAGTTAAAGTTAAATCACCTTCTGCCATTTTTAAGTCCACATAGGTATGAAGTAAGTTGTCCCCCCTACATTAATAGGAAGCCATTTACTTATAGTTGCTGTTCCAACTAAAGCTGGTGCTACATTAGAGATAGTTACATTAGCTGAGCCATTACCTTCTAAACTTTCAGCATCAATTTTAATTGTATTTGCTCCTAATTCCAAAATTTCATCTCTTTGGTTTCTTGGCATCTTCCTTTACCTCTTTCTTGGGTTCAGCAGGTATATTAGCGTATTTTGGATGTTTTAATTTCCTTTCAACTTTCGCCTTAGCCATTTTTCGTTCTAATCTCTCTGTCCAAAATTTGGTTAAGACTTCGTCGCCTTTCTTTTCCGCTAATGCTAATTGCTTTTTGCACGTTTCAATTGTCATTTTAAACCACCGTATCCGTGATTATATAGGCTGCGTTAGGGTCTGTTAGTAGACATTCGCCTTCTTCCCATACTCTTATCTTTTTGCCTATTCCTGGGTCGTCCATAACTGCAGAAGTCATTGATGTAAATGATTTCCACGTCGCTGCCCTTTGTGGCACAAACATAACTGCATAGTCTGTTAGGAACGAACTGCTTACTACAATCTTACAACCTAATAGTTCCATAACTACCCCACTCTTAACTTTCTCACTTGAGAAGCCTGGGATACTTGAACCTTTAACGTTAATCAACCACGTCATTAAGTTCTTATGGTCTGCCGGGTTCAATAATATTACTGCCCCCTCTGCGTCGTAGTTGCTGTTTCTTATGGAAACCTTACCTAACATTATATCTTCAATAGGGTCTCCTGTAACAGGGTCGTTCCAACCGTCTGCAACTGCACCAACAGATGTAACTGCTCCGTCTGTTCCTAATGTTCCTGTTTCGGCTAAGTCGTCTCCGATTGTGTAGTAAATTCTTCTGTCTACTTGGTTCTGAACTGCTCTTACTAAGTCCCTAACATTTGTAGCCAATATGTCTACGTCTGTATCTTTCAAATCTTCAATAGATATTAACGGGCTTTCAACAAAATACTTCTTTACATAGGAAGTTTGTCTTGTCCAACTCTGTTCTACTGTTGTTGGTATGGATTTACTTGCGGTTCTTATTAATTCGCCTGTTAAATCCGTTGTTGTTGTTCCTGTTAAAAATCCTGAAGTCTTTTGATACCACCGGATTTCTCTTGCTGAAGTTGTAGCATTTTGAACGAAGCTCTTCATCATAGGTTGTTCGTCTGCAAATCCCTTTACTAACTTGTCTATATCAATGCCTCTAATGTCTGCCATTGCTGATGTATCTGCCATTATGCATACGCTCCTGGGTTACTTCCTGGTCTCAACTCTACCAATAATGTCTCCCCGTCTGTTGCTGTGTCTAAAGCTGTGCCTAAACACTTCCAACCTACCGCTGCATTAGTTGCGTCAATAACGTCATTAGCGTCACCTGAGTCTGACCAACTCATTAACCCAACACCCACGGTGCAATTTCCGCCTGCTACTGCTTTGAAAATTCCGTCTTGATAAATCGGTGCTTTTGTATTGCCGTCTCCGCCTATCTTTTCTTCTGCTAATATTCCTACGATTGCGTCGGCGTCTCCTGCACTTGCTGCAACAATCGCTCCGTCGGAAATCTTCATAAGTGTTCCTTTTTCTATGTTAGACCCCGCACTTCCGTCTGCTATTATATATGGAATTGGCGGGCTTCTCTCATAGACTAATGTCCATACTGCCATTTTTTATATCATATTCCTACCATTTATGGTAATATAATACGGCGTGAGGATTTATTTAAGTTTTTCTTTTTCAACGGCTATTAAATCTTCAAAATATTTAATTGCAAATTCATTAAGTTTAGTGTCTGCCTTTGCCATAATTAAAGCCTTTTCGTGGTTTTCTTTTAGATGTTCTAAATACGCTTGGTCTTTAGTTCCTATCTTCAATCCTAAATCTTCAGTCATTTAACTCCCCCCTCATTACTCTGTCTTTATACTCTTTTGGAGTTTCGTCCCTTTTCATTGGTTCTTGTCCTGCTTCGGACTTACCTGATAGTATTTGTTCGGAACGTAGTTTCTCATAGTATTCTATTTTCTTGTCCAACTCTGCCATTTTATTGGTTATTGTCGTCGCTGCGGTCTCCGCTCTATCTATCATATTAGAGGGGTTGTCCCCCTCTTCCGTAACTTCTTCAGTAGGTTCGTCTACCGGTTTCTTTTCTTCTTCCATTTTTACCCCCTTATGTTTGGCTTGGGTAATATTACCCCAATAGCCAACGCAATAATGCCAATAATTGTAGTTCGTAACGTGCCATTAATGCCGTTATACATTGCTACGCACTCTATAACCATTAAGGCAAATATACCGGCTACGACTATTCGCCAATCTATACTTTTTTGTTTTTTCTTTGCCATTATAATAACCCTTTAACGTTTGATTTTCTTTTTCTTTTTCCAAATTGTGTTGTATCTGTAGTAGTGATTTGTTTCATTCCTGCTTTTTCTCTGCTTAACCTGCTCCTTTCTTGTGCTTCTGATGAATGCACCGCTGCGGTTTCTTCTCTTTTCTTCTGTGCCGCTAAACGGGCTTGGGCTATTTCAGAACGAACACGGCTATCCCTACTCTGATTATATTCTTCTTCAGTTCCATAACGTTTTACAACTTCTCCGTCTACTCCCCTCATATCATAATGCCCTCTCTCTGATAGTAGGGCGTCCCTTTCTTCTTGTTCTCTTTCTTCTTCACTTTGGAGTATTGTTTCTTCGTCTCTTATTCTTTGTGCTTCTATATTTGCTTCTTCGCTTGTCATTACAGAAGGGTCTGCCGCTCTTGCTATGTTTGCTTGTTCGGTAATATAATTTTTTTGGTCTTGTATTATCGCATTATTAACTTCCCACGCTTCCACTTGTCCCGCCCTTAATCCCCATAATCCCGGGTTTGCCCATATTACATAATCATTCCATATCTGGGCGGTCCTCATTAACTTGTCTGCCCTATTCATTACTTTCTCTGCTTCTATTGGGTCTCTTCCGTCCCATTTTACCTGGTCATATAACTGCTCTGATGATTTCCCTGCTAAGTATTGCATATTATCATTAGCAAACCAATTACCTATAAAACTTATACTTAACCCATATAAAAGTAATTGTTTTTTATTTGGCATAGTTTTTGAAAAGAACTCTTTTACACCCCCGCCTTTCTTTATTAATTTGCCGTCCTTATATTCTATGCCATTCATCTTATTCCAATTATCATTCACGACTTTGTTTATTTCTTTCCCTTCAAACTTTTTAGTAAATTGTTCTAATAGTTCCCCCCTACTTTGTTTAACCCACGGGTTTCTATACATAAAATCGTCTGTCATTTCTTCAATCATTTCAGTTGTTATTTTTCCGCTGTCTATTATGCCTGCTTCTGTTACTTCTATGGTTTTTTCTACGTCGCCGTCTATTCTAAACCCTTCTGGCTCAGGGGTTACTTTTGTTCTTGGTTGCCCTTTTGGAAGCTCTGCACCTGCTAAGTCTGAAATAAATTTATTCTGCTTTCCCTGTTCCGCTAATTCGTCTGCCTTATCAAATCCGGCTTCTAATGTTTTTTGGAATTGTTTGTCGTCTACTAATGCTTTTTCAAATTCTCTTATTACGTCTAAAGTTGCCGGGTTGGGATTGTCTATTCTTTTTAATCCCTTTAATAATTGTTTAACTCTTGTAATTCCCCCCCTTACAAATTTGCTTCCTGCCTTTGCTGTCTTTCTATTTATAAATGGGGCTGCTGCTAATAGTTCTATAAAATCCTCTTCGGTAAATAATTCCGTATTGCTACCCGTTAGAATTCCTTCTAACCAATCTACCCCTACACCCCAATCGTTAATTAATTCTATTACTTGTCTCTCTTCTGGTGTGATTGGCTTCTCTCCCGGTATTGCCATTATTGTCCACTCCCTGCTGTGGTCTCATTTGGTTTGATTGATTGGTCTCCGTCTTTCTTTTTATCGCTTAGTAATTCATTCTCTAAGCTTGCAGGGAACTCTAAGTTTATTATCAATCCTAATTGAGAAGCTACTTGCTCTTCTATATACAATTGCTCTTCTTCTATTGTTTGTTGGAAAGCTAAATATGCTATTTTGCTTGACGCTTCTGTTAGTGCCTTACTACCCCCTAAGATTATGTCGGGAACTCCCGTGGCTTGAAAGAAATAGTTGTTAAGGCTGTCAATCCACGGGAGTGGGTTAAGTGTGGAGTTTGGCGCTACTGAACTATACTCCATTTCCACCGCTCCCTTTGGGATAAATAAATTCTCTCCTTTGTTAACTGCTGCGTCTGCCTTTGCTTTAAAGGAAGCAATCTCTGAACTGTCATCTGTATCTAAATGAAAGAGTGCAATAGGTTTAACGTGTCTGTGCATTAATACCCGCATATCTGCCATTGCTTCATTACGCATAAGTATTATATCCTCTACTGCTGTGATTAAACTTTGTCCGTGTATCTCGTCGGCTACTCGGTCCCTGGATAAATGGAATATGTCTTCTGTTTTGAATTTCTTATCGGGTGTTTTTGTTTTAGAAATTTGTTCGTATCTTTTTAATATCCCCTGCTTATTTGCTACAACTCGTATTGTGCTTGGGTCTAATGGTTTTATATTTAGTAATAACCCGTCATCTCTTCTTATGATTTCTGCGTATGCGTCTCCCCCAATATGACACGTTCTAATCATATTTTCCAAAATGGTATTAAAAGTGTCTATGCCTATTCCTTCAATAAGTCCCGCTCTTGCCATAACGTTAGCATTTGCAGTATATCCTTTACCTACTGTCCACGTTGCTTTAGCGTCTATTGCTGCTTTTAGTTCTGGGATATGTTTATAATAACCAAATTGTTTACTCCAATCTTGGTTTACCCACGTTGTTTCTTTACTCTCTGTTGCTCCGTCTGTGGTCTCGCTATCTACTGTATAGCTTGATACGGTATTACTCATATCGGAGTAATCCGTGCTTCCTATATCTGTTTGTGCCATTTTAATAATCCAATTTGAAAGGTGCTCTTACCATAAACTGTGTAGTTGCTCCGGCATTAGTGCTCGGAACTATGAATGTTCCGTCTCTATTCTGTGGGTCTACTCCTATCCACCGTTGTATAGCTGTTGTATGATTTAAGGCTACCTCTATTTTAATACTATCTCCTTTCTTAAATCTCTGTGAATTTACTGTAAATGTAGCGGTATCTATTTTAATTGTTGAACCACTATAAGTTGAACCTGTCCACGTGCTGCCTAATTGTGTGGACGTGGTTCCGTCATAATGATATAACTTAACTGTGTTTGTGGTTTCTCCCCCGCCTGCATTAATCCCTGTGCAGAAATTTACTGCTAAAGTTCCATTCATTGTTCGGGGTCTATTGAATTCCCCTGAATAGAATGTTAGTGTTGTATTAGAATTAATTGTTAAACTGTCTAAGTCCGTGTCTGAACTATAAACTATATCCGGGGATAATAAATAATCATAAGTGCCGTCTGTTTTCCTGGCGGCGTATCCGTATAATGTTTGTAATCCAAATCCGTCTTTAACGTCCTGATACGGAAAACTTGCAATTGCTTGTGGTGGGTCTAAAAGGTCAACCATTTTTCTACGTTAAGTGTTTTGTTTGCGTTCTCTATTTCTCCGGGTCTTCTATCTTCAAATAGCCACGCATTACCTGTTGTTAGCATTTCTTCACTTGCAACAGTTCCGGCGACTATGATGTCTCCTAATAGTCTGCCCCATTTCTCTACCCTTTGTTTTGGGTCTATTATTATTTCTGCTAACTTTCCTTCTATTCTTTCCTTTAAATAGTCTCTTGCCGCTTCTCCGCCTGGGGCTGATAGTTCCGGGGCGTCTATTCCTTTAATACGAAAGGGAAAGTTAAAGTCCCGAAAGGGTGCCTGAAGAGTAACAGTATCCCCGTCGTGGACTTTAACTATTGTTGCCGTGAAGTTGTTCACAATTTGCTTGTGAGGACTATTAAAGTAATGTTCTGCAAATTTGGAGTTCGGTAGTTCTGGAAATGTCTTAAAATCGTGTTCAGGCATTTACCATAAACTCCTCTTGTTTCTTATCTCTAAGGATAGAAATTCCCCTTAATGCACTATCTCTTAAAATATTAATCATACTCTCTGCTTCTGTTCCGCTGGAGTATCCTGACATATCATAATTAATACAATATATTCCTACTAAATCGCTCGCTACTTGTGTTAGTATCCCCTTAACGTCTGCGTTTAATCCTGCGTATGCGTCGCTGAAGTTATACCTTACTGCGACGTTAATAAAACTCTCTGCCTGTGAACAGAATGAATTAACTAATAACTCTGCAATAGCTGCCGCACTTGCGCCTGCCCCTGCCTTATATTGACATTCTAAAGCTGTTGCAAATATTCCTGTGTGTGCCATTATATTCTCCGTAATACCGCTGCCAATACGCCTAACTTCTTTTTTAAATCTTTTAGTTCCAATACTACCGCTCTGGCGTCTTCGGTTACTTCTATATTAATATTGTCTCCGTTCTCGTCCTTTACTTCTACAAAAACAACCATATATTATTTATCTTATCCATATATTTAAACCTTTGTCTTTCATACACCACGC